GTACGTTTGTTTACAGGAACACCTCCATGGATAAGGTCTACCGTGTACCCATCTTTCTCTAGGCTTTCCCTAATAACTTCAATAGCGTGGCGGAACGGTGCAAATACCAATACCTTATGGCTTGACTCATCAATAACTTCTTTCAATACTTTCAAACGGTTAGAAGCGTCAAACTCTACAATCTCACCTGTATCTGAGTAGACTGCACCACTAGATAACTGGAGTAATTTATTCAAGTTAGCCGCCGCATTGATGGTAGTAATCTCTTCTCCAGCCGCATGAACCAGCATCTGTTTGCGGAGCATATCGTAATACTTCTGTTGCTGTGAGGTTAGAGGGACTTCCCGCGTTTGATATGTAATCTCAGGTAGGTCAAGACATTCTTCTTTGGTAAACCGTATTGCAGGTTGTAATACTTTATGGACTATGTCTTCTGAGTTAAGTTTTGGTATCCATTTAAACATGGATATTTTCTGCATGACTTGGTCTCGGAAATGAGAATAGAACTTAGGTACACCAGTAGGATTGACCAGCTTAGCAATACCATAAGCATCGACTGGCGACTGTGCGGCAGGTGTACCAGTCATCATCCATAACCAAGTATGTGGTTTGATTAACGCATTAAATACTTTCCAGCGATTTGTGGTTGGGTTCTTATAAGCATTGGCTTCATCTACGATAATTAAATCAAAGTCAGCCTCAGCGATTGAGTCTTGGACAATCTCAATACCGTCAAAGTTAATGATGACAAACTCGGCATCGCCCTCAATAATTTTTTTGCGTTTTTCTTTAGTGCCATATGCGGTATCTACCCTGCGGTGTATGGCAAACGTAAACAAGTCAGCACGCCATGCGGCATCCATAATAGATAACGGGCAAACAATTAGCACCCGTTTAATATAGCCTAGCTTCATTAAGTAGTCAGCCGCCCATATAGCTGAAGCGGTCTTGCCTGTACCTTGTTCGTTAAATACAAAGGCTCGGCGGTGCAGGGTTAGGAATGATGCGGTAGTCTTTTGATGGTCAAATGGTTTGAACTGTCCAGGCCAAACATACTGTCCTTCGATTGGGGATGGTACATTGCGTACCTTTAAATTTTTTAAGACTTGCATTTCCTCAAGCCCCCAATGAACTAATACTTCATGGTAGTTTTCGCCCTCGGAGTACATTAGTTTACTCTTTGGTATAACACTAGTAATACGGTCAGGGTCACGCACTTTAAGCAATACTGCTTTGTTTTCAACGATTTCCAAAACTCTCTCCGATGCAATGTAGCCTGAAAGCGGTCTCCGCTTCAAGCTTTTATAATTTGTCTAGTCTTTCCCAGTGTCTGTTAGCTCGTTCGGCTGAAAGGTTTTTAGCACGTGAGCACTAAATACAAAGACCAATTACTAACTGATACGGTTTACCATGAAAGGGGTCACCCCCTGAACCGACTAGGCACTCATACCTTATCCTGCGGTTCTTCTCAAATTACTTTTTGCGTTCCCGCTTGCTAACCTCTGACACTAGGTTATGCTTTGAATCTCTTTTAAATGAACGGTTCTTACTAGCGCTTTCTACTCGCACGCCATCTTTAATAGAACCACCCTTATCAGCCGCTACAATGTGGGCAACATCTTTGCCATCACCCTTGCTAACTTTACCAGCCTTCATTAACTTAGCACGAGCTTTATTACGCTCTTCACGATTTTTAACCTGTTGTGGGCTATCTTCGTACTTAGCGGCGTTAGTATATTTGCGGTCTGCTTTGTTCTTATATGGCATAGTAATTTCCTTTTCCCATATTATCCTCGTTCTCCATTGTGTGCGCAAGTCGTAACAGGACACCATTTGGAGCAAGTAAAGTTACGTTTAGGGTTCCATACCCCATTGGCTATGCACGCATCTAGTTGATTTACAAGGGGTTTAAATTGCTCGAAATAAGCTAACCTATGGTGGGTGCTGTATTCTTCCTTGATAAACTCCTTAGACACCACAAATAGCAAGCCAGCCTTAATGGTCTTAATCTCAGGGTAGTGTGTAAACACACAGGCGGCTAGTAGCTTTAACTGTTTAGTATCTGCAAACTTTGCCGACTTACCAGTCTTGTAGTCAATAATACGGGCTTCTTGATTCTCTCGGTCTAGGATGATTAAATCAGCTATACCTCGATACCATACTTGCTTGTCAAAGAAATCACAGGGGGCTAGCTTGCCACCGTCTACAATCTTAACTGCAAGTTTATTCTCACAAAGCTTCTCGCCTGGAACTGCCTTGAGTTTATCGAGCATATCCTGAATAAAGGCATACTTCTCAGGTAAAGGCTTGCCATCTCTAATGTGTTCTTCAGCGGCAAGGTGCAGGTCTTTGCCGTAGTTCATCGCATCGGATTCAGGTTCTTTAATATCCTTTACTATACGCAAATGGTAGTATTTTTTAGGACACTGCTCGAATAAAGTGATACTACTATAAGACCATGCAGTCATGATTCGTTCCTGTGATATGCGTCGTTAGGATTATCTAACATAGATTTTAACAGGTCATCAATAGTTTTGAACCATTGAATCACTTTCATGCCATCATGCTGCATGATTGTAAAACTCATTTATCTGTACCCCGAAATACGTGGACTAAATACGAAAGTGGCATCCCAATTAAGAGGTTTAGGCATGACGTTATCATCCACCAAGCCCCTAATATTCCAGCCCAAATTAACATAAATACACCGACTGCTAGAAAAAATCCGCTTAACGCAAGTGAACTGAAAGAGTCCATTAGCATGAACCAAGCACCAGCCTTCTTTTGCATTGTCGTTATCCTTAATCGTCTTATCACCACTTACAGATGTTTCATATGGTACGCCGATATTCACAAGAGCAAAGCTATACGCTGGATTACGCCACAACCACTTGACTTTACTTAAGTATAAGCGACCATGTAATTGTTCAAAGGTATAGTCACCATCAAGGCTATTATCAGGAGTCATGAACCAGTTAAGCCATTTAGGTAAGCGTGGACCGATTCCCCATATAGAGCCGTTGTTCAGCCAGCCATCTCGTTGCTCAGCGAATAGCACCATTATAGGTGCGGTTAATAGTGCGAATAAAGTAAGCATTAAACTAATAGGTACAAGTAGTATATATTTAATATATATCATTTCTTCTTCGCTTTCTTTTCTGCTTTTTCAGCTTTTTCTGCCGCTTCTCTAATACCTTTTAAAAACTCTGCACGATAGGCTAAGGCTTCAGGTGTAGCATAGGCATCTAACTCAAACTTCTTGCAATAGGTATCCCATAACTTTTCACATTTGAGGTCAAGAATACTAGCTATGCCAGCTAAATGATTCCAAACTTCATCCTCGGTCATATGTTGTGGATGGTCTATAAAACGCCAAATCAATAACTCTATGTCATCTTTAACAGCCCATACACTACTGATTGCATCTTCTAAATCTATTGCCTCGTTCATAATCATTCTTCCTCCACAGGTATCCAGCTTTTGATATTTGTACTCATCAATCTGATTTCTGCCGACGCATTTAAACAGTGGTCATAGGCTTTTTGAAAATCTCGTTTAAGTAAAGCTTCATGAGTTTCTTTAATTTCTTTCAATGCTTCTAAATAATATGTTGAGTAATCCATTAACAATCTCCGTAACTTTGTCCATAACCAGCTTCACAATTCACTGGTAAACCTTTTGCCCAATCGGGTGTCCATTGCATACATTCCATCACATATGCCATAGCTTCCTCGACTTCTTCTTTAGGTGCTATACAAGCCACCGCATCATGCACAGTTAATACTGGTTTGTAACGCTTAGCTATACGCAACATCTGTTCGCCAATAACACAACGGGCTAATGCTTGGCATATATTCTCTACTAGTTTTCCTCCATAAATTTTAACAGAGCCACGACGTGCATCATATACATATTGTTCACCGTCATCTGTTCTTACCTTTCTTAAGTTTGGGTATCGTTGATATAGACCATTAGGCAATAAGATTCCATCCGTACCATGCACTTCTACACAGCCATTACCAAACGGTGTGTTTTGGTTCTTGACCATCGCTTCGATTGCGTGCCTACCCGCTGTCCACAGTAACGGGATTTGTGGATAAGTTTGACGATAGGTTTGAACGATATGGATAGCTTCCGATTCTTCAATTTCCGTACCAAAGGTTTTGAGTTGTACCCCAAATTTCTTAGCCCCCATGCCATATCCAGCGCCAAGAATCGTGGTTTTCCCGACGAACCTCTCACCAGCAGAAACTTCACTAACTTCCTTTGAGTAGATGGCACTAGCCATAATCTTGTAGACATCTTCGCCATTTCTAAAAGCCTCCGTTAAGTCATCCTGCCCTGATAGCCAAGCCAGCATCCGTGCCTCAATCTGAGAAGAGTCGCTATCAATTAAGTAGTACCCTTCAGGTGCTCTAATTGAGAACTTAAGCTTATTGGCGTTCTTACCACGACTAGGTAGATTCTGTAAGTTAATCTTGTCTGCGCCACCCCAGCGCCCTGTATGAGCCGCATAGTATTGTAAGGGTACAGGCATCATGCCACGCTCTGCAATGCCCATAAACCTCTCTGTACGTGTCTCTTCAAGCGTAGATTTATTTCCAAGCCTAGCTGCAACTAGCGCTTGTACTTGGAAATTCTCGTGCTCGGCTAGAGCTTTAAACTCTTCATCGGACTTAGCCATAGCTAAGGTCTCCTTGCCAGTAGCGGGACTAATCTTCATAGGAGGGGTAACCCCTAGGTTGATTAGCATCTGTGCAAACTTCTGGTTTGACATCAAGTCGTCTCGAGTTTCGACTCCCGCTTCTTCAAGGAGAAGGGCTTTTCTATACTTAACCTCTGCTAAATGTTGCTTTAACAGGTTTTGGTCAAGTACAAGAGATGGTTCGGTAAACATCCTTATGGTTATGTCTATAAGTTTAAGTTCGCTTTGCTTAAAATGCGGAGCTAGTTTTTTAAATAGCTTAGCTGTCAACTCCACATCGTTTTTACAATACTCACCATACTGAGCAAGGTCTTGCGCCTCAAAGTCTTCCAAGCGCTTACCTCGGGCATCAACAACCTCTGTGCCTTTAACTCCTAGCTCGTAGAATAGTGATAGTTTCGCTAAAGAATTGCCTACCTCTGTGCCGTGAATAGCACGAGCCATACTCAGCGTGTCCAGTATCGCTTTAGGTTTAATGTTATAGCGCCAATTAAGAATTGCAGCATCGAATAAAGCATTATGGGCAAGGAGAGCAGAATTGCCCCAGTCATAACTACCCAAAAAGCTAGTAATTCCAGCGTCATCTCCAGTGTACCAAATGGTTTCTTCCTCATTTACTTTTACGCCCACACCAATGGTTTGAAACAATGGTGAACGGACATACTCCTCTGTTGTTATTTTAGATAAACTAAATTGTTGGTCATAGTATGTTTCAAAGTCCAAGCTAATAATGTTCACTTCTTTCCTTTCAAATACTCCTCGATTGCTTTAGCAAACTTAATACGTATAGCCCACTCATTCTCACTGTTACCTCCTCGTAAACCTAGCGAGTACCATATGTTTTTAATTTCGTCTATCTCCATGTTGGTGGTGGCAGGGGCATGACAACTATACTTTTAATATTCCCATCAGGGTCTAGCACAATCACTTGTGAATACACATCCAGCATAAACCCAATCAATACAACTGCTAGGGCAAATCCAATTAGCCATTTAATCATTTTTCTTCCTCGTTCTTTTGACTGCGGTTATCCCGACTTCTTCTTTAGGCTTGCGAGTAGCTAACATATAGTCCGCTACTTCCCAAATTTCTTCGGCTGTCCTAGGCTTACCACTCATCATAGAACCAGCCAAAGCAAACATGGCAAAACAATCTCTTAGGTCTTGTTCATTCATAACCCATCCAACCCATCATGCCATGTCCAACCAAAGAAAAGTTTATGGGTAAATCTACGCCATAGGCTAGGCTTAACCTCGGCTGGCTGTTTCATAACCCCGTTCATGTTCCAGTAACCTATAAACTTAGGTACATAGAACTCTCGGTACTTAGCGCCCGATGCGCCATGAATAATGTCATCGCTCATTTTTTCTTCTCCTTCTTAGTAGGGGCTTCCTTTGTTTCTCTATGTAAACGTATTAGCTCCCCGCTTAAGCGTGTTAGTTTATCCTCATACACTTCAATCATCTCGGCTACTGCCCATAGAGCACCGCTATCAGGGTCGCTACAGTTTCGTTCAGCTAGAATCTCAACTACATCTTTGATACTACTTAACTTGTAGCTGATTTCTTCAACCGCATTGCTCGCTTCCCACAAGCCTGTCATTTAGCCACCTCATCACAACGCTCAATCAAAGCGGCATAGCCACATACATCAACTAAGTTATCACGATGGCTAGGGTCATTGGCAAAGCGTGCAACCTTAACGAGCATCATCATAGCGGCTACATCTTTAGGGCTAACGCTAAAGTTTGCATCGTCCATGTTGTTCATGTATGCGTTCCACATATTAGCAATTGTCTTGAGATTCTTAGCGGGGTGTCCGTAAGTCTTTTCTCTGTCACCATAAATAATGGTTTGCGCTTCTTCAAGCACAGAAGTCTTGGGCTTAATAGCTTTTAACTTTTTTGGTTTGTTTACTTCTTCAACTAACTTCTCCACTATCTTAATATCTCCAGCCACTTCCTCGACTGTTGTATCTACCTCGTTTATTTGTGTCCAACTCATTCTAATGCTCCTTTTAATAACATATCAAATGTTGCCCCTTGGTCAGGCAACCCCACATTTAATAGTAGTTCTAAGTCTTCTAACCCATGCTCATTAACTACTACCGCAATACCACCAGCGTTCATAATGTCCATAAGATTCTTATCTTGTAGTGCAGTAGGTTTACCCTTTCCCGCCTTAGCTTCGATACCTACGAACCTACCTTTGATACAAGCGACAAAATCAGGCACTCCGCTTGAACCAAACCCACTAGTAACTGGTGTAAAATAATACGCCTTATGTTTTTCGAGCAGTTCTTTAATCTGCTTCTTGACCTTTACCTCAGGCTTTGTTGCCATAAATCTCTCCTATTTCAGGTGTTTCCATCAAGTAGAAAATAGAATCACTTATTTTTTTACCAACTCCCTCAACGGTTACGCCTTGGTCTACAATCATTAGTACGGACAAAGAATCCTGTATCCATTGGGGCAGATTCTCCTGCTTAAAACTTTCCCTTAGTTTACCCGAACTACTTGGCAATGTAAAGTCGTTTAGCTCAACTAAGCCCCCATTTAATACATGAACCCGCCACACGTTTGTTAGGGGTAGATTGAACTGCTCAGTAATCATGTCCAATACAATTTGTTTTCTTATTAAGTGATGCCCTTCGCCAAACAAAGCATGGTCTACCGCAGTCCAGTCCCATTTAGGGCTTTCACTATCAAAGCCATAGTTATATAGCTTTCCGTATGTTGTCATTACTTCTCCTCATAGTAGTACCCAGTAAATACCTGTGTCTTGTTTTAACCCAACATCCTCAACGAATTGCCCCTTGTCTGTTACATCTAATACAAACAACTTTCCACGTAAGTCTTCAGGTAGCTCGGCAGTCGTATTTACTTGGGTAATTACTTCACCATCTTGATACACTACACTGTTAGGTCTTACCCATATCATAACCTTTTTTGGATTGTAGCGATAGTATTTTTGGAGTTCTTCTTTGTTCTCGTTAGCGTATGTGATTGCTTGAGCGAACTTGGGATTAGTCGGGGTATACCCTACGTTGTACATATGTAACAGTTCAGGGAAAATTTCAGCAAAGTCTAGCTTTATATGGGCATTACTTTTAGCTACTACTTGCCTACTGCGATGGTCAATATGTCTGTTCATATCGGCTTCGTGTTCTTCCTTAATTTCCTCGTACTCTAGGGGTCTTAAGGATTTCAACGCTTCCTTAACGATATTTTTCATATGCTTAGAAGACTTAGACTGGTGCTGGCTGGTATTCCAACGACCATATTTCTCGTTACGAATCAACCGACTACGCACCCAATACTTATCGTCTGAATCAAACCCAATGCTACCAATAACTTTATCAGAGTCGCTTACATCATGGGCAGTCATAGACATCTTAACTTCTACTTTGCCATTATCTTCACCCATAATATAAGTTCGGTTACTACCTACCTTGAATGACAGCATAGGGTTCTTCTTCCTAATTTCATCCATCAGGTCTAAGACTTGGGTTATTACATTCTCACCTAAGTAGCTTTTATATTTAATCATTTTCATTCCCCATTTCACGCTTAGTATCTCGTTGCTCACGTCGCACCTCTTTCATTTCAGGCTGAGGCATCTTAGTTTTTCTACCAAAGATAGCCTCAAAGTTAGCGTCAAACTTTTCTCTTGGCACAGCTAGTGGGCGTGGTATATCGCCTTTACCTCCGTGCATTTTGCTCATTTGTAATCCTTCCATGGGAAGCACTCCTCTTTTAACTTCTTAGCAAAATCACTAAGCTCGTTAATCAATATAAGCAATACCCATACTACCCACCAACCCCATTCGGCATCGGCTTTATACATAAAGAATCCTACAAATAATGAAAACATATTCATGCTATTTCTCCTAGTGTGATGGATTACTTAAATCAAAATCATCTAAGGTAAACAAACTAACTACCTTAATCTCAGGCGGTAAATACATATCCGTCTGTAATCGTTGCTCCTCATGCACATCTCTGTTGCTTTTATTCACAAGGGCAAATGCTACATTAGCTACTGTAATACCCTCAGCATAAAGCCTGTGCATACAAGTAGCCATAGAACTACTGCTATTACATAAGTCATCAACCATGACTGCTATTTGATTATTAGGGATACCCTCAACCATGTTTAGCAGTCCATACTCCTTGCGTTCTTTCCTAACGACAAACGCATTGATGTCTATGCCCATCACCTTAGCCACCATCGGTATGCTTGCAAGTAGCGGTGTTGCCGCAGTTTCTAACCCAGTAATCTGAAAGTTAAACGCAGGGTCAAGGCGTTCCATTTTGTAGATAAACATCTGTCCTACATTGATTAGAAAGTCAGGATTGAATAACCCTCGTCGTAGATAAAACATCCACGTATAAGTGTCACCTAGCTTCTTAGCGGGCATAACTGTATCTCTAACGATGCACTTGTTATTGATATACTCCCTAACCCACTCCCACCTAGCTTGGTACTGTTCATCTGTAATCCTATACATTACAGCCTCCTTACTTATCTAAGAATGGAATGTTCTTAGTCTGTTTAGTTTGTGCATAGTAATCTAACTGCACTTTTGCTGAGTTAATCATCTTCCCTGCAATGTTTGCTAACTCTGAAGCATCGGTATGTTTAATAACTCCGCTTCTTAAATCAGCAAATACTTGGGACAACTGAGTTCTTAGTTCGCTTACATCTTTCATGGTGTTACTCCTTCTTGGTTAAGTTTGTTTACTTCTCTCATAATATGCAACTGCAACCGCTTTGCTTCGATTAACTCTTTTGGTATATCGCTAGTGTGTAACCTATGCCCTGAACTCTTTGCTAAAAGATGAGCAATATAGTTATCCCTAGTTTCTGCTACTAACTTCTTACTTGAAGTGCGTATATATTGCCTACGCTTCTCCAAATATCCTTCAGGGTCTTTAGCTATCAACTTTGCTTTTACTGCTTGGCGTTGAGCTCTTACTTTTTCGGGATTCTCGGCAAACCTACGCCTTGCCCCTTCTCTTGCATATACTCTTATCTTTTCCTTGTTCTCGCTTCTATACTTCTGTCGTAACTCCTTGTATCGTTCAGGATTATTCTCTTGCCAGTTCTTGACAATTTCTCGCATACGTTCTTTGTTGTTCGCTACCCATTTCTTATTAAGCTCTTTACACTTTTCCTTGTTTGCTTGGTAATAGGCACGCTGATACGCAAGCCTTTCTTCATGTGTTCTTGCTGGTTTTTTGGGTTTTTTGGGTTTAGGTGGGTTATCTCGTGCCCACCTTTCCCTTGCTTTAGCTCGCAACTCTTCTAAATTTCTTTCACGATAAGCCTTGTTCGATTTTCGTTTACACTCTTTTCTTTTTTCAGGGTCTTTATATGGCATCATCCTCTCCTTAGTTACTAATCCAACTACGATACGGGTCATATGACAACTCGCCTAGTGGTACAAGCTCTACATCAAACGGCTGAGCTGCACGATAGGCTTGCCTTTGAATCATTGGAATCAAACCCTTCTCATTAACAGTATTAACTTTAGTGCTCCAGTCATACCGAGCTAGTCTGTCAGCATAGTGTGATACTGCTGTAAGCCATGACTCGGGAATCTCGTTAGGGTTTTTAAGCGTTACAAAATCTTCCCAATGGGTATCTAAAACAGTTCCATAACTATACTTAGGTTCAACTAACGGGAGCATTACCTTAGCGTACTCAGTAAAAGTCTTGAGCTTCTCACGAATAACTTTAGTCTTGGCTCGATTTAACTTATGCTTGACCTCACGAAATACATTTAAGGCTGTCCAGTATGTTCCACCTTTAGGGCGATAGAAAGTAATGTCCATCTTATCTACTCGGTAGTAGTTATAGCTACCTTTGCCATCATCTACACGAGCATAGTTAGAACCTCTATGTTTAACTAAGTCCATACCTTTAGGAAGATTAAAGTCGTAAAAATAAAAAATTGACGGGCTAGTGAAGCCGTAATGGGCGTTGTGAACAATGATAGTTTCCACTTCCCCCTCTTGTTTAAGGGTAATGGCTCTACGCTCCTCATCTACTTTATTACCCTCTAGCCTTTGTCTATCTCTCCGACCCCACTCAAAGCAAGTTAAGTAATACTCTGTGTCGCTAACCTTAACGATGCGTTCTTGTGCTCGGTCACGCTCACCACTAGGTCTAACATCTAGCGTCTTACGCTTACCAATCAACGGCTTGATAGATTCATAGCGTTTAACTGCCATATCAAAGTCTGTCCGTTTGCCGTTATAGCGTTGCACATCTTCAGGACTTCTCGCATTCCAATTTCCGTAACTCATTTTAATTCCTTTCAGTTAGTTATTCGGGACAGTCCCGATTAAGATTGCCAATCAATACTTATACCTCTACTAATACGTACCATATCCCAAGGGTCGTTGCCAAAATATCTTTCATCAACATCATCTGACTCCTCACCTATACGACAATACGCACCATCTACTTCTACACCATTCTCATTACATCGTTCTTGGGCTTTACTCCATAAATTCATATGAGCTTGCACCTCATCGTATTCGTCATACCACTTGACCGAATCACAATAAAAACGAATCTCGTACTTATCTTCAACAACTTCAAAGTAATCCTTTTCATCTTCACTCCAACACAAAGATGTTTCAGGGTCTAGCTTAGCTTCCGCTATGAATCCCCAAAAGTCGTCTGCCTTATCGAACTTAATCTTATATGCAACCTCTGACCTATAACCCATCATCTTCTCCCTCTAGCAAATCTTGTTCTTCACAAACAAAATTTAAGTCCATATCCCATATACCAAACCTTGTTCGGTTTACTTCTCTAACCGCCTCAAGTTCAGCTTGCACAGGGTTATCTGCATCAACCACCACAAACGCACTACCCGTTACTAATACTTGATACTTAGCCATTTAATCCTCCAATAAAGTAATCTCTACATCGTTAGGAAAATCCTCATTGATATACTCCTTATACTCAAACATTAAGTCCTCATCCGTATAATTGTTATATCCCATAAACCCTTCAGCAATAATTAACAAAAGATAATCAGGGTTCATTTCTAAATCATCAAACATCGACTGACTAAGATGCTCAATCATTTCTCCTCTAGTAATACTTATATGCTCTACCATTTAATCCTCCATATGAATTGATTGACCTACACTTGGTACATCCTTACAACCACCGACTATGCACCACAACACAGGGCTTGACCATGTCCCGCCCCAATCACCGCCTACATATCCGTCTGTCAGTACAACGACACACTCAGGCACAATGTTGTTGTCTTTAAGATACTTAGTGATACATGATGGGCTAGTACCACCCCCACCCTTAGGCTTGGTAGATGCCATGAGTTTATCGCCATCACCTTGACCATAGACCTCATGCCCTGCAACCTCGCCATCCCAATACAGTAAGTCTACTAACTCGGGG